CTTACATTCCGCTTGCGCCAATGCGGTGTTTATTCCACGCTCCTGCAAGTAACGGAGCAATGCAGGGTGCGTGAGTTCTCTCACTTCCAAATGTTGGAAACTCGGTTCGGATGCCTGCTGGCGAAAAGAGAAAGACACGGGACGGACGTGCGGTGCTTGTTCCGCTATCTTGCCAAGCAGGTAAGGCACATAGTCCGAACCGTAAAGCTCCTGCGCCAAAGCGATGATGTTGCCGCCCTTGCCTGTTCCGAAGTCGTACCATTGGTTGAGTTCGGTGTTCACCTTGAACGATGCTTCCGTTTCCTCCCTGAACGGTGATTTGTACCAAAGGCTTTTGCCCTGCTGCTTGACGGGGTTGTAGCCCAAACTTTGCAGATAGTCTGCGATATGTATCTTCTTTGCTTCCTGTGTAGTCATAATCTTCCTATGGTTTTAATGGTGAATGAAAATCGTTGATTCGTTGAATGGTATATGTAAGATACTTATATCCATATAGATATATTCTCAACATCCGCTCAACAAACCACTCGCCAAAAGAGAAACAGACAATCGCTCGTGGCTTTATGACTCAACTTCTCTTTTGGTCTGTTGAGATTTTGTTGAGAGTGTATATTGTTTATTATCAGTATGGTTATATCCTTATTCAACAATTCAACAAAAAGACAATGGATTTACAGCGTTTCAAGCTGCTGCCTTGTGACGGTATAGAAGCGTCCCACTCTCCTTATCGGCTCATACCGACACTCCCGATTGTAGTTCAGTTGGTAGGTGGTGTATGTAAGTCCGTTCGGTGCAGGTGTGAGCTTCCAGCACTCCTGCAATACCTTTCTTACTTGGTATTTCTCCGCCTTGACATATGTGTTTGCCAACAGCGTGAGAATGTCATTGCAGCAAAAAGAGAAAGAGTCGATACCCGTGCTTACCATAATGTCAAGTATAAGTTCGCACATCTCAATCTCCAATCTGTTGCGGTTGCTGCGGATTATCTTCTGCAAGGCTTCGGTATGCAGCAATGACGGTGCAAACCACATACGGCTCTCTTTCTCGGTGGATAACTGTCTGTACTGCAAGTGGTAGAGGAAGGCAGGGATTTCCGCTTTTAATTTTTGTAGGAAGTCAGTATCGTCCGACTGCAAGCGGTCTATCTTCCGCACCCAATAGCGTGTTTCCCCTGCGTCTATGATGACGGGCAGATACTCGTTGTTGGAACACAGCACGAACTTGGCGAAGAAGGCTATCTCATCACGGTCTTTGCCTTTGGCTTCCACCTTGTAGGATAATGTGGTACTCAGGTTCTTCAACCGTTCGCTGTCCTCCCTACGACTTAACAACACCTCATCCACCACGATAAGCAGCTTGCCAGCCCAATCGGAATTGAACTGGCTGCGGAAGTCCTCGTTGGTATTGAATGTCACGTTGTTCTGAGAGAGGGCTTTCAGAAAGTTCAGGAACGTGCTTTTGCCAGTGTTGCGTTCTTCCGACACCAACAGCAGGATTGGCAACTTTTGAATGGGTTGCAGGTAGAGCAGTTGCAGGTAGTCCATGCCCAACTCGTATTGTTTCCCGAAGATGTGCTTTACTAACGAACATATAGAGGGGAAATTACCCTTCATCGGTTTGTGGTCTATCGGTTCATAGAGGTTCAGGAATTTGTCCACTATCGGATGGTAGTTCACATGGTCGGGAACCGTGCAGAAGCCGTCATACTTGGGGACGGTGGCGAGATAGTGCTTACCATAGTCCTGCCGTAATGTTTCGTTATTCCACACGATGCGTTTCTTCACATAGCCACCGTTCAGTCGGGGCTGGTTCACTAACTTGTAGAGGGTCGTACCCACTCGGATAAACTCCTCTTTGCAGATGTCTGATTTACTCATTGTTCATACGCTTAAACGGTTGATAAATAATCGTATGCAAAGTTAGAGTGAGCCGCTTAAAACCTTGATACGCAAATCACTGCAGAACGGAGCAAAAAACACACGGTATGAAAAACTTGCAGTATATCGGAGAACATAACCATAAAAAATCCCGAAGAAACAACCGTTATAGAGGGGTGCTTCTTCGGGATTGCCACATTCCTGTGAATGAATGACAATACGCCTACCCAATTATGTATATGGATACATTTTCGGCAATGGGAATACGCATCGGTTTCATTACTTCATGTCGTCATATTAATACACTTTACGCTTGATATTCAGATGATTTTATGCTATTACACAGCGAAAAGTAGATGCTTGTTTTCTCTTTTCGCAAATACAACCTTTCAATTACGGCATTGCGAACCCGTTCCGCTCCGTATGAACGGATGTGGAAAGCGAGAGCAACAACCATTTCAAGGCTGTAAACATCCATACTGATTTTGTCCGATATGCGGATATATCGTTGCACCTCATACTCTTTCAGTATTTCGTTTTTATATACTGTTTTAATTGCTGCACGGACAGATGGAGCGATAACACCGAACAGGCTGACAAGTTCCTCTTCGCTCATCCATACAATTTCACTCGGTATAGTTATCGTACCGTGCTCTGTGATTTCGATGATATTCCTTTTCATTGTCCTGCCATTGATACGTTGTTGAACGATTGGTTCAGTCTGTTGCCGAGCATCGTAAGGTCGTTGTCCAATTTCTGCGTTGTGATTTTGGCGTAGATTTGGGTCGTGACTATGTTCGTGTGTCCCAAAACACGGCTCACGCTCTCAATAGGCATACCCATGCTCAAAGCCAACGTTGCAAAGCCATGTCTTGCACAATGAAAGGAGATGTCCTTTGTTATCCCACACTCTTTCATCACCTTTTTCAGAGGTTTGCAGATAGACCAGTAGTTGAGATTGGGGAAAACAAGGTTGTCCTCTTGCAGGGGGCGGTAACGCTCTATTATCTGCAAGGGAATATCCAGCAGTTTCACTTGGAACGGCACTTTTGTCTTATGCCGTTTCGATAATATCCACTTCTCACCGTTTACTTCCACGATATTGTCATTGGTCAGTTCCTTGATGTCCACGAAAGAGAGGGCGGTGAAGCTGGCGAAAACGAAAATATCACGGATATAGGACAACTTGGCGTCCCCGAACTCGTGCGTCATCAACGCTTTCAGCTCGTCTTCTGTCAGGTACTCACGCTCCTTTACATTCGGGCTGATATGGAATTGGGCAAACGGATTTCTCGGTATCAAACCGTTGAAATGAGCACGCATCACTACACCTTTCAGCCACATACACTTTTCCTATATCGTTCCGTTATGCAGTCCCGCTTCCGTTGAGAGGTAGGCGGCGAACTCCTTGATGAAGTCGGGCGTAATTTCCAGCATGGACATATCCGTCCGCCTGTAGAAAGACTTGATGAACGCAGCCACACGGTTTCTTGCTCGAACTCGTGAGTGGTAGGTTGCCATTACCCTGTCCTTGCCGACACGCTTCTTGAACACCTCGTTTTCACGGTCGAACGCTTTGAGCAGTGTCTCGTACTCGCTGCCGATACCCTGATAGGCATTGCGCACCATTTCTGCCGTCACGAACGCTTCACGGTCGGATATGCGTTGATAGTGCTTGATGATTTGCGCCTTGATGTTATCCAAAGCCAGATTGATGTCCCGTGCCTCCTTGCTCTTGCCTTTGGCTCGGTTGCCCTTGATGTCCCAAAGCGTCTTCGGGACACTCTGCTTGCAACTGAACTGCGCCACAGTCCCGTTGATTGTCACTCGTCCCATGATGGGGACAATACCGTTTTTCTCCTTGCTGCCGTTCACGTAGAACAGCACTTTGAATGTACTTCTTGCCATACTCGTTTTTTTGTTTGCGAAGTTATTACTCAACGAGTTAGACCTTGATAAGCAAATCGGCGCAGAACGGCGCAATCATAGCAGAGAACGTTAAAATTGCATCCCGTTTCGGGTAACGATTTGAAAACCTTTCTGCTTCATAGAACTGCTTTCCTTTGCGTTTCCCGTTTTTTGCGGTTGGCTTCATTTGGCACTGTAAACGCTTTAATGATAGCCATTTCAGTGACATTTCAACCTCTTTTCTCGGTTATTCCAAAGATTTTGTGTAAATGGAAACAGGATTCAGTTGTAAGTTTGTTCTTATATCTGAATTCTGTTTTCAAACATAAGCATAAATTGATTCATAATCAAGCCCCAGTTTGAAATAGGCATTGTCCATTTCTTTTCAATCTCCATAAGCGAAAGATAAACGGTCTTTTTTACAGCATCATCCGAAGGGAATGAAAGCTTTGATTTGGTGTACTTTCTGATTTTTCCGTTTAGATTCTCAATGAGATTAGTTGTGTAGATTATTTTCCTGATTTCCAGCGGGAACTGGAAGAAAACAGTCAAATCATCCCAGTTGTTTCTCCATGAAAGTATGGCGTAAGGATACTTTCCTCCCCATTTCTTTTCCAAATTGTCAAGTTCTGCAGCAGCAACTTCCTTGTTGGGTGCATTGTAGATATTCTTCATATCTGCCGTAAACTCTTTCTTATCCTTATAAACAACATATTTACAGGAGTTCCTGATCTGATGTACCACACAAATCTGAGTGGATGACTGAGGGAATACGGTGCGGATGGTATCCGTAAATCCATTCAGATTGTCGGTACAGGTAATCAGGATATCTTGCACTCCACGGGCTTTTAAATCGGTCAGGACGCCCATCCAGAAAGAAGAACTTTCCGATTTGCCGACCCACATGCCAAGAACCTCCTTCAAGCCGTTCTGTTTCAGTCCGACACAAAGATAAACGGTCTTGTTTATGATCTTGCCGTTATCCCGTACCTTGAAGACGATGCCGTCCATCCAGACAATGAGATAAACAGGATCAAGAGGGCGGTTCTGCCACTCCTGGGCAGCCTGATTGACTTTGTTGGTAATGATGGAAATAGCAGATGTAGAGAGTTCTATTTCATAAATTTCACGCATCTCTTCCTCTATGTCAGAAACGCTCATTCCTTTGGCATATAGGGAGATAACGAGCTTTTCTATAGAAAGTCCACGACTTTCATGTTTGGGCACTGCTATCGGCTCAA